TAGAACATTTATTATTAGAACATTTATTATTATATATGATTCTTATATATCATTCTTATCAATTGTCACACTCTTGGAAATCTTCCGAATAATCTTTGTTTCGCTATCAAAAAATTCGCCTTTGCCGCCCATCGCCTGGTTCATAATACCGAGATAGGTATCATTTAACGGATGTTCTAATTTCATGCACTGCGGATGCGCATCACGCCAAGGAATCATCAAATCGCCATTTTTTTTAGTAATATATTTAATGGATTTCCGTAATTTATCATATAATTCAGTTTCCTTTTCCCACACATTATCATCGCGAACATATATTGTTTCTCGTTTTAAATCGCTACAATGAATTGGACGTTTATATACATCCATTTCATTGAGTTTCCTCACCATTTGTCTGGAAATCCCCTCTACATAACCAAGTTCGCCAAGTTCTTCCAAGTCCGAGAAATCCAGTGTCATAGAATTAACAAAATCAGTCAGGTTCATTGCATCTTTACATTTTTCATTCAAAAACACTTGCATATTAAACGTTTTGTTGTTACTATTATTATTGTTATGATTAATGATTGTATTGCTGTTTTTACATACATCTAACATTTGTTTCTGTAAATCAGTATTACTTTTTACCAACTCTATTATAATATTCTTAAAATCAGTATGTTCGTGAATTAATAAATCAACTTTATTTTCCTCACACGAACTGTATTGATATGTCGTTTCATTTATAGTTTCATTATTATTATATTTTATACATTTTTTACGATGTATTGATAAGCTTTGTCTATGTTTATATTCTTTTCCACAAACGCATTTTACGTTTGGCGTTTTTATGGCGCCTTTATGTAAACAAATGTCAATAATTTGATGTTTGCGGGTAATAATGTGTCTATTCCAATCACTTTTTTTACTGCATTTGAAATCACATCTTTCGCAAAAAAATGTCTCGGCGTTTTTTGCGTTTTTTAATGTCAACATTGTCAATATATATATGTTGACAAAAAAACGCCTAAATCCTTTTTATAAAAAATATTATTTTTACAAAAAAAATTAGCATCACAACTTTTTTCGTCCGAAAATCAAAATGAGAGCATTTCAGTCACAACTCACTTTTTCAGGTTTTTTCTCTATATTAATGGGCACTATTGGAAAATGGACATTTATAAATGTCCAAAACGGAAAAACTTTCGCCAAACCCAGAAACTTGTTTTTTATTAATTTGTATTATACCAATATAGTTGAAATTCTATAGTTTTATTCTTTTGAAAAGGTTACTTACACTCGTGTGGTAAGCATTATAATTTATTTATTTTTTATGCTGGCATTATACAATACATATGCTAAAAAGATACCAAAGAAGTTCTTGGCGAAGAGGTCCAAGATATTATACATTGAATTTTTCACATTATAAGGCAAGAGTGCTGCAATACCATAAATTGCCCAAATACCTGAAAAATACCAAAAGATTTTTTGACCTAGAATGCTTTGGGTTGCAAAATTTTGATGAATGAGATAAAACATTAAGAAAAATGGTATGAACCCGACAATTGTTGTCGCTAGATATGAAAATATTTCTTTTTCACCTAAATACCCTGCTAATAACATTGCCCAATTTAATAAAGAAACATTCAAAATTACTTTCCAATGATTTTTTAGTTCGGTAAAAAAAGATTCGCTTTTTACGCCTTTTTCTTTGTCACGCAAAAACATTAAATAGAACATAAACGTAATTAACATGGTAGGCGTTGTAATCACCCAGTCATAATAACGAAATGGTGTAATGTTTTTAATGCTACTAAATTTAGCTACCATCCAAGCATAAAAACTGAATTCTACCATTTGAACGGATACTTCCATAATAAGTAATTCGCGCAATAAGGTGAACGATGCTGGTATCGCTAAGCTTAAAACATAAAAATCTATAATAGTCGTAATAATTTGTATGATGAGTGAAAAAACTCCAGTCAAATAAACACTGTTCATTTTATATAAAAATAGATATAAAATATAATAAAAAATATATTTTATAGATTGATTTGTATTTTGTATTAGATAAATTACAAGTGGAATCATATATGTATAATTAATGAAATACACGATATTTTTTTTCATGATGAGAAACCGCATTAGGAAAAATAGTTACAAAACCAAATTCCCCATCATAAATAAACCGATTAATTTGTTTTAACCAACTATCAAAGACATCCGGGTTATTCGTAATATCGGTGTTTGCATCTAAGGTTAATAGTGGACTTTTGATATTTTTATCCAATAACCAGTTCTCGTGGTATTTATGGCAATTTTGAAGATATTCTAATGGAATCGTTTCGCCATGTCGTCCGCGTTTGATAACGCGCTTGAAAGAAATGTCGGGTTCAGCGCGAACATATATGAATTTAGTTGGCGGAAAATCAGTTATAAATTCATGCACCCATTTGGTATAAATATTGTATTCAATTTCTTCAATCTTTTTTCCATCAAAAAGCATCTTGGCAAAGACGGCCGAATCAGTATAAATGCTGCGTTCCATAAAAATCACCTTATAATTGCCCTTTAATGCGGTTCGCAAAACAGATAACCGCGTAATATAGGCCATCATTTGAAAGGAAAAGGCATATTTATGTTGATCGGCATAATACTTTTCTAAAATAGTTTCACCCGAACTGTCTTTAATGGTATTCCAAATATCAACCGGTTCTTGAATAAAACAAATGGACGGATCTAATTGACATACTTCCTTTAAACGCTCAAGTAAGGTTGATTTACCTGAACCAATGTTTCCTTCAATTGAAATAATAATTGGGTTGGTGGTGGATTTGTCCATTTTTGAGGGTGTTATGATATGTTATTAGATTATATTAACAACGGTTTAATTCAATTTTTTATATAATTAATCTTAAAATTGAAATAAAGATAAGTGTTGCTATTATCTATTACAATAGTGTCAAACTACCAACCGCAAACCAATATGAGTTTTATTACCAAACAAAGCAAATTAACCAAAGATGAATGGACGAACATTGAAGTGCCTTGCAGTGATTCGGAAAAACGTATTTTATCTCTCATTGACGATGGATACAATAATGTAAATATTCGGCGGAATTATACCTTATCGCTTGCACGGCACGTTAAAATAACACATCCCGAAAAATTTGCTCACTATTTGTATGAGAATTATTTTCAAAAACATATGGATGGTTTATGTAAGAAATACAAGCAGTTCTTTCCTGAATTGGTTGACATGATAACCAGCTGTGTTAAAAAGGTTGGTAGTGTAAGCGTAAGCAGCAGCACTAGCGTAAGCGTAAGCAGCACTAGCGTAAGCAGCAGCACTAGCGTAAGCAGCAGCAGCAGCACTAGCGTAAGCAGCAGCACTAGCGTAAGCAGCAGCACTAGCAGTAATAAACAACCCGTTTTAAAAAAAGCGGATATTATTCGTATTGAAAACACTTCAAAAAATATTGATGAACACAAGCACGCGATTTTTGAATACATTTTAATTGATTTATTAGAAAAAATGCTGGCAAAAAAATACTTAAAAAAAAGCACTAGCAGCGGAAAAAGTAGTAGTGGTAAAAATGAATGGTTATTTCAGTGTTATACACTTCATCGCCTATTAAGCTATACCGTAGAAGATAAGAATCCGATTGTATGTAGTCAAATGAAACAGATTATTCATTATGTTATGAATGAATCGCTCGGTTGTATAGAAGAAATGCTTTCTCAAAGTTATTTGTTGATTGAAAAAAATGACTATCTATTGAAGCACGCCGACGAGACCTTATATGACCACCAAAAGGAACTGTTTAGTATATGTAAGAACCCTAACCCTAAATTGGTCTTGTATATTGCGCCGACGGGCACTGGGAAGACAATGTCACCACTTGGCTTATCTACCAATCATCGGGTTATTTTCGTATGTGCGGCGCGACACGTCGGTTTATCCTTGGCAAAAGCGGCCATTTCAATGCACAAGAAGATTGCGTTTGCGTTTGGCTGTAATGATGCCGAAGACATCCGTTTACACTATTTTGCGGCGAAAGAATACACCAAGAATGCGAAAAGCGGCGGGATTGGGAAAGTAGATAACACGCAGGGTGAAAAAGTAGAAATTATGATTAGTGATGTGCAGTCCTATTTACCTGCAATGCTCTATATGCTCGCATTTAACCCGAAAGAAAAAATCATTACGTATTGGGATGAACCGACCATTGCGATGGATTACCCCGAACACGAATTACACGTGATGATTAATAAAAATTGGACGGAGAATTTAATCCCGAATATGGTGCTGTCTTCGGCGACGCTGCCACAGCGCAATGAAATTACCGATACAATTATGGATTTTTGTGGACGGTTTGCGGATGTTGATGTTCACGAAATTATTAGCTATGACTGTAAAAAAACAATTCCACTTTTGAATCGCGAAGGGTTTATTGAAATGCCGCATTATTTGCATTCCGAGTATGCGAAGGTATTAGAAGTGGTAGAACACTGTAAGATTCATAAAACATTATTGCGTTATATTGATTTGAGTGAAGCCGTGAAATTTATTCTCACGGTTCAGTGCCTGCAAAAGGATAATACGATTATCATGAATAACCGCTATACAGTAGAAACACATTTTACCGACATTGATACCTTAACCATGGCCAACATTAAAATGTTTTATTTGGATTTGCTGGGTAATTTGAATCCGGACGCCTATCCGTTGGTTTATAATGAACTTTGTGGGTTGCGGAAAAAGGCACAAGAATCCAACGTGAATATTGTAACCACGGATGCGCATACCTTAACGGATGGACCCACCATCTTCTTGGCGGACGACATTCATAAAATTGCGCAATTCTATATTCAATCCGCCAAAATTCCGAGTTATGTCTTGAAAGAAGTAATGGAAAAAATTGTGTTTAATCGCAATCTGCATGAACAAATTAAAGTATTGGAAAAAGATTTGGAAGATGCGACGACCTCTGCAACGAGCGATGGCACGAAAAAAGATAAAATTACGCGGGAGGATAAGTTATCGCCTGAATTAAAAGAAAAGAAACAAAAATTAAATACACTAAACGCAAGTATTCAGACCATTATTCTAACGCCGACCTATGTGCCAAACACGCGCGATCATTTGTATAAATATGCGGCGAAAATGGAACACGCGAATGCATTTACGTGCGATATTTCCGAAGAAACCGTTGAACAAATTATGCGGATAATGGATGTGGAAGATTATTGGAAGTTGTTGTTATTGATGGGGATTGGGGTATTTGCGGAACATAAAAGCGTCCGCTATACCGAGGTTATGAAAAAATTGGCCCAAGAACAAAAACTGTTTATGATTATTGCGTCTAGTGATTATATTTATGGGACGAATTATCAGTTCTGTCATGGCTATATTGGTAAAGATTTGGGTGACATGACCCAAGAAAAATGTATTCAATCTATGGGCCGGGTCGGGCGCAATAAACTCCAACAGAATTATAGCGTCCGCTTTCGCGACAATGCGTTAATATATAAATTGTTTCATCAAGACGATAACAAACCGGAAGTTGAAAATATGAATCGGTTGTTTAATACTTTATAATTGTAAAATAGTATTATATCATATTATTTATATAATGGATCTGGAGGAAGAAGAATCATCACCGATGATAGAATATAATTTAAGTGACTTTATAACTTCTAATAAAGCAAATTCTACATCTGGAAAAGAAACCTTATTAATTTCGGATTTTGAAGGAACAACTCCAACAGCACATTTTAATAAATTTAGAGAGTATTGTGAGACAAAACAAGTTATTTTTTTGGGAGATGTCTTTGACAATACGGCGCAATATGGGGAGGAGAGTGAAGAAATTGAGATAAATGTAGCTGATCTTAGATCTAAATTTGAGAATAATCAGGAAGACAATGAGGAGGATGAGGAAGAAGACGAAAACCGTTTGTCAGGAGGTAAAAACAACTATTGCACCGGCGACGTATGTGAAGATCCTGATAAAAAATTGGTTTGCCCCACGGATGAAAACTATTGTGCTCTTCAAACCATTAAATTATTAGTTGATAATGAAGAGAGATGTAAATACGTCTTTGGTAACCGTGATATTAATAAAATTAAATTATTACCCTTTTTTCAATTCACCGGTGAGAACGAGAACAACAAATGGTGGACTAATGGAGAAAGTTATGAAGAAATAGTTAATAATTTATTTGATGAATTAACAAAAACTGAATCTCCCTGGCTTGTAAATGGTGCTGATATTAAATATTTTCGTCCATTTTGGAAAAAGAGTAAAGAAGATTATAAAGCAAATCGTATTTGGACAAAAGATGAGCCAGGAAATATAAACGATATTTATGACCGATTTAAATTAATGTTTGGAAAAGATGCAAGTGAAGGAACAATGAGCGCATTAGTAAATTTAAAATGTATACCGAATGAAATATTTCCTCATTCTGGAATGCAACAGTTTTACAAAAAAATAGTTAAATATAAGAATTTATCTGATGGTGGTGATAAAAAAAATATAAAACTAAGAATTAGAGCAGCATTAACAATTACGGTTTATCTGCGTATGTTAGATAAAACTTTATGGAATGGAACAACCGAGAAAACTCATAAAGAATTTGGGGGATTAGATGGTTATTTATATTATTATTTAACACAAGCACCTGCGGCGTATTATGCAATGGATAATAGAAAAAAAAATTTACTATTATTTGCTCATGGAGGTATAACTAAACAATTTGTAAACTCTTCTGGTAATATAGATATAGATGAGTATGCTGCTAACGAACCTGAGAATTGGGATTCCACTGTGGCAAATGAAGTGGGGGCAAATAAAGTGGGGGGAAGTGGTAAAATACAAGATAAAATAGACAGGTATAATGCTAAATATTTTGAAATATTAAATTCATTTTTTGATAACGCATTTTCTGAAGAACCAACTAGTTATAAAAAAGATATGTTAACCTTACTAGGTATATCTGCGGGAGAGAAACAAAATCCAAACCAGGTAAAAGAACCAAAGAATGATGTATTAAATTCAAATGAATATAATGAATATAATGTATATAACATCTTTGGACACGCAAGTTCAAGTGCAGGATATTCGTTTGGAATAGTAAAGCCAGACAAGCCAGACGATCAAAAAAGAACGTATTATATTAACACCGATTTTTCAACCACATTATATAAAAAAGGTATTAAATGTGATCCTCAAACATATAATGACAATTATTTAATTGCCGTATTACACCCGTTTCATCATGATACAGGTAAGGTAGATATTAGAGTTGAAGGAAATGTTATTTTAGATCCTAGACAAATTAGGTCTGACCACAATTCATATAGGTTTAATCCTAATGTAAACGTATTAGATGTATTGGACAGAAATAAAAATAAGATAAATGTTGAAAAACAAAAAAAATATGATTTTAATGGTATAGATACAAATAATAATCTTGTTTTTTCAACAGTCTATAGAAGTATAAAAACCGGAAATCAAATTGTTAACTTCATACCATTTGTAAATGAGGATGCTGTTGGCGGACGCCGGTTTAAAAAACGGGGTTATTCTCAGATAAAGAAAACTAAAAAGAAACAATATAAACGCAACACTAGACGTAAGCAACGCAACACTAGACGTAAGCAACGCAACACTAGACGTAAGCAACGCAACACTAGACGTAAGCAACGCAACACTAAAAAGAAGTAAAGATAACCATTGACATGTAGATATTTAATTAATTTTATAAATAGGTTTAAAATTAATTTACTATTATATCTAATTGTAACAAAAAAACATTCTAAAGAATGTCGCCCGAATATTTTGTTATTCCATTAATCATGAATCAAGCAACGAGTATTATTAACACCTTAAAAACCGGCATTATTATTTTTGATTTTTCAATCCTCCTCATTTTTCTTTTTATGTTTTATACGGCAGATGTAAATTATATTAAAAAATATTATTATTCTTGGAATGAAAATAGAAAAAACAGTATTGTCATTTGTAATGAACAACGAAAGCGATCTATTCGTTTTCGTGCAATCATGCATTTTTTGGCCAAACAAAACGAATCCGTGTATCGTATCCGCGAAGATACCGAATTTGATTGGGACGATTTAGAAAAACGCAGTGAATATCTAGTAGACCAATTGAAAGAATTTAAGTTGACGGACACGATTTACGGGAAGATAAAGAACGAAGAAAAAGATAAAGTAAAAAATCCTGATACAAATAATACTCTTGTTATTGAATATAATACTCTTTTTCTTTTTTCATATAAACACAATTTATCTTATCTCCAAAAATGGATAGATGAACGCGTGAAAGAGTATAAAACATATTTGAAAACATCGTGTAATGAAAAACAGTTGTTTATTACGGTATCTAGTAATACGACTCCAGAAAAAGGAGGCAAGAATAAAAAAAATAATAATAATAATAATAATGAGTTATTAATTGATTCCGTTGAATGGGATTCGTCTATTACATTTAAAAACAGTTATTTCCAAGAAATGGACGAAATTATTAAAAAAATAGATTTTTTCTTGAATAATAAGGAATGGTATATGAAACGCGGCATTCCTTATAATTTGGGGATTTTATTGCACGGTGAACCTGGCTGCGGGAAAACACGGTTTATTAAACAATTAATGAACCACACTGGACGGCACGGGATTGATATTAAATTAAATGATGCAATGGACTTTACGCATTTACAAAATATCATCTACAAAGAAGAGTTAGATGATACGCATATTATACCCCAAACGCAACGTATTTTAATTTTTGAAGACATTGATGCGTTGGGCGATGTGGTGAAAGACCGTGATTTAAAAAAATCAGCGTCGGATGTATCACTACCTGATTCACATTTTGTAACGATTGACAAAGGAAAAGAGAATGAGACTAGTATTAACAAAAATAATAATGATATGTTGAATAGTTTTTTAAAAATGGCAAGTTCATCGTCATCCTCATCAATGCAAGCAAAATGTAATAATAATTTATCGTATTTATTGAATATGTTAGACGGTATTCACGAATGTAGTGGTCGCATTCTTATTATGACAACGAATAAATTAGATGTCTTGGATAAAGCCCTGATTCGCCCTGGACGTATTGACATTAAAATCAACTTTCAAAAATGTTCGCTCTATGACATTTCAAAAATGATTGAAAAATTTTGGAATATTGTTATACCAACCGAAACACTATTGCCAGCGATTGAGAGAAAATACACGAATGCCGAAATTATTAATATTTTCAGATCCACGGACGAGTTTGACTGCATCCGCCATGAGTTTGTTAAGGATTAAGAATTAAGGATTAAGAATTAAGGATTAAGAATTAAGGATTATCAAATGGTTCTAGGTCTTCCCCGGTATCTTTTGTGGGTCCTTCTTTGAAAATAGATTGTTTTTGTCCTTTGTATAATTTATAGGTGGCGCCAATCGGGTTAAAGAAACGCGTTGAAAATAAAAATAGGATAACAAAGGCAAGTAAATAACGATGCTCCCACTTCGTTGACGCTAATACATAAATTAAAATAAAAATAAGTGCATACATTACTAGTTGGGCAATATTGAATACTTTTTCTATTTCTTTTTTTGTTTGCATACCGCGTTCAAAATCATCATCCATAAATTGAAAAAATACCATACCACTAGACCCCGTGGGTTCAAAATAATATTCGTAAAATGGATAACTGGTTTTACGTCTAATATACCAATCAACTATTTTTTGTGGGAAAATATAGATAATGGGTATTCGTGTAAAACATTTATAGACATAAAATGGCTTAAATTTCATTTGTTCGGTTAAATTGTAATCCCACGTTTTATGCAAGAAAATATTATTAATATTTTTTATTAATGTTTCATTTTGCGTGCTAATGATGTAAGCTCCGCCTCTTGCTAACCGTAAACCAATTTCAATAATTTTAGTATCACGGTATTGAGCGTTTACAATACCTGTAAATTTGGTCATAGTTGTTTTAACCCACTCCACCACATTTGCGGGGGGATTTAAATCAGGAGAGACAAGTTTCCAATCATCACTAAATCCATTTTGTTTATCCGAATATTGATACGTTAGTTGATGAACGATTTTTCCTTTTAATAACACAAAATCCGTCATGCATTCGGTTGCATCAATAAATTCGGACCACATCATATCTTTATAATGAATGTATTTTTTCAACTCATCTGCATCGTTCACCTTAAAACAGTTTTTGGAAGAAGCACTTAAATGCCCCCAACGCGGTTTAATAAAAATAGGATAGATGACCTTTTCTTCCTTTCCTGCAAGCTTTTCTAAACGACCGCCGGGTAATCCTTGACTTTTAATAATCCATAATTTATCGTAGACATGTTTGAAACGCGGGTATCTGTCGTAACATTCTTTATCGTAAAAAGGCATTTTGTCGGTTAAATGTGTTGTAAAATGATCAATATATGGATTGAAATAGCCCATCATTGAACACCATTTTTTTTCATATTGCATTAAATATTTAAATCCATCAGACATTTAATAGTGGTTAATATATATTATATATACTATAGTATAATATTTATTAAATGAATATAAAAATATTACATTTTATATATTATACAACATGTCGTTTGCATTAAAGGGTGGTTATAATGCATTTTACCGAAACATTATAAATGTGTCTTTAAAAAAGACAACTATATGGAACAGAGGAGCTGTTATGATAAATGGTGTGAGATGTAATATTGATTCTTCTAGAGATAACGCTATAGAAATTATTAAATATAATGATATGAATACCTTATTGGTAAATAATGCAATTATTTATGAAAACAAGCGGTTATTTACATATGATATTGATTTGAAAATGAATATTTCTTCTTGTGATTTTAGCAAGAAAAATATATACAGTTATATTGATTTTAATGTGGTTAATTATAATGACCTTGAACATATATTTTCAAGACGATCTTTGAACTAAAATAGATAGTCAATATAGTGAAAAAAATGCTTAATAATTTAATAAATCATATTAAATATCATTTATTAACTATAGATAAGTGTCCTAACACAAATCCAGAAAATTATTAAAAATGATTGTATCTATACTAGATCCAAATGTCTCAACCACAATGAATGTATTTATAGTTATTGCCAATATTATTAACATGTCATATAATATTCCTCAAATGATACATACCTATAAAACAAAATCCACAAAAGATTTTGATGTTTGGTTTATTGTATTGCGATGTGTTGGTAATATTATTTGGTTAGTATACTCTATTTACCTGAATATTTTTTTAATGATGTTTAATAATTTAATTACTGTATTCGCATCTATTTTTATTGGGTATTATAAACTACTTGAAATATTAGAGAAAAAAAATTTAAATAAAAGAGAAACAAACGATTACAACTTACTTGAGGTAATAGATTGTAATGAAAATAATGTATGATTGCATTGATTGATATTCATAATATAAAATATTATTTTATGAATTGTTATTTTATGAATTATTTTATATTCTTTTTCAACTAATATACTTTTCGTATTAGTTGTTTTAATTACTATACGCTAAACCACCCATTCCGGACATAACGCGTAACACGTTGTAGTTGGTGGCATACACACGGACCTTCGCGGTGGAGGTACCAGCAACGGTCGCGTTAGACAAGACAAGCTGGAGCGTGGCGTTGTCAATGCGCGAAAAGTTGCAGGAACCCGAGGGCTGGTGCTCTTCCGGTCGGAGGGCAAACGAGTAAACGTTGATACCAGTGTCGGGGTTTCGGGTGTGGTGCTGGTAGGGCTGGACGAGGTCAAAGTAGGTTCCTTCACGCTCCGAGAAGCGATCTTGGCCGTTGAGCTGCAGTTTGGCAGTGACAACGGGGTTCTGACCCCAGCAGTGCATGTCAAGGGAGCTCTCAGCCAAAACAAAGGTTCCGGCATCGGACACACCCGAGGGAGAGTTGTTTGCTAACGCAGGGTAAGCAGATCCTCCAGTGTTCCAGTTCGTCATATTAGCAGTGGTAACATCAACCGCTCCAGGGTCATAAAAGAGCCCCGAGTCGTTAATGTAGTCATTAACGATAGTGTTCTTACCACCGAACGCCATAATGGAGTTAGGGAGGGCATCAACACCGTCAGTGTAGTTGAAGGGCTGGGCACCAAGAGCTCGGTAGAGCGTGGTGTTGCAGGTGAGGGACGAGCAGTAGTCAACGTTGGTGTCGGGCTGAACGACAAAGACCAACTCCTTGCAGGGGTGGTTAAAGTTCAGCTTGATCTTGTTGGAGGAGGAACCGACGGATTCATCACCCGTGAACTGAAGCTGCTCAATCAGGTATTCGTGGGGGTTCTGGGCCATACGGCGACGCTCATCCGTGTCCAAGAAGACGTAGTCAACATAGAGCGAGGCGGCAACCAGCGACTGGTTGTAGGCGTTGGTCACGCGCTGGCTGGTGGCGTCATTGCACGCAAGGTTCGCAACGGCCCACAGGCACTCATCAATCGGGCGGAGATCAAGGTTAATCTTGACTTCGTGGTATTGAAGCGCAATGAGGGGGAGGGCAAGACCGGGGTTTCGGCAATACCAGAACTGAAGGGGGACATAGAGAGTGGTTTCGGGGAGGGCATTGCGGGGCTCGCACACTTGGGTGGGCGCCGAGGACGAGCAGGGACCGTCAACCGCCGAGAAAGAGGGATCCGTGATGAAGGTAAGCTGGGTAGTGTTACCAATCATACGGTAATAACCGCGCTCCTGTTCCTTGGAAAGGGTGAGCTGATTCCACAAGTGCATCCAGTCACCATACTGGCGATCAATACGCTGACCACCGATTTCAACTTCAACCTGGGAGATCATTTGCTCACCAGGGAAGTCAAGCCAACGGGCCCACACACCTTTAGACGCCGCACCAGAGTTCGCCATCTGCTGGTTAATTTCAGGCAAAGTCACCTGTAAATAGGTGCGGTAAGCCAAATCACCATTACGGCTGATGGTGCAGGTCACACGGCGACCAAAGTCGGCTTGACCGTTAAAAGTCTGCTCAATAGATTCCATTGAGAAGTTCGTGTGGCGACGGTAAGTCACCTTCCAGAAGGTAATCTGGGGATTACCCGTAAGGTAAACATCTTGAGCGCCATAAGCTACGAGTTGCATCAAACCTCCTCCCATTGTGTTATATTATTGCTAAAGAAAAAAATTTCATGGAAAAAAGATTAATTTAACTTAAATAATTTATAAAAACCCTGATTAATTTTAAAAACCCTGATTAATTTGTAAAAACTTAATTAATTTGTAAAAAAAACCTCATTAATTAAATATATAAATTTCTACTTTTTAATTGTTGAATTCAAATTTGATTCAATAAAGTTGTTCAAATATGTGTCTAAATATACTTCTTTTTTCCCTTCATGTTTTTTTGAAAAGAAAAACTTATTTTCGCGTTTTTTTACAGACCAACCTGAATCTAAAGCATTCCAAATAAACGACATTTTTTGTAATTGGATAAAATCAATCTCCACATTAGATGGAATATGTATACTAAAATCCATTGTTAGGAATAGAATAGAAAACATTAACTATTTCTAAACCAAATTCTTTTGTTTTTGCTTAAATAAAAAGCACCTAGATATAAATATATGCCAACATTTAAACCTAAAAATCTAAAAAAAATTATCGTTTCTAAAAAAAATATAACAACATTAGATAGTAAACATAAAGAAATAATTGAAGATATTAAACATATGAAAGAAAAAGAACTTCCACAATTAATCAATGAAAAAATAGAGTTAAAAAAATTGTTAAAAATGGGTAATAACACTATAGATAAAGAACTGGAAATGAAAGACCGAATTGAAATTCTAAAAAAAGAAATACAATCAATAAAAAGAAGAGAGAAAGAATATTATCTTAATAATTCTTCTTATGTATTTGATTATTTTGAAAATAAAAAGAAAATTGCAGATTGTGACAATAAAACAACATTATTGGATAATTTTTTTAAAATAAAATCAGAAGATAATACATTGAGTATTGAGTTGTCTAATGAAAAGAAGAATATACAAACCTATATGAGAAATGTGGATGAAAGTTTCTTAGATATTAACAACTTTATAATGGAAATCAATATTTGTAGTTTTTGTAACAAAGGAGAAATGATTGCAGTTGATTATGAAGGAATCATGATATGCAATCATTGTTCAACCAGTGTTAAATATTTGGTTGAAAATGAAAAACCTTCTTATAAAGAACCACCTAAAGAAGTTTGTTTTTATGCCTATAAGCGTATTAATCATTTTCGGGAAATTTTGGCACAATTTCAAGCAAAAGAAACTACTCAAATACCTGATGAAGTGATTGAAAATATCATTCAACAAATAAAAAAAGAGAGAATTGATATTTATCAATTAACCAACAAGAGAACAAAAGATATACTTAAAAAACTTGGGTATAATAAATATTATGAACACATTCCATTCATAAAAGATAAATTAGGTATAAAACCACCAATTATGAGTTCTGATTTGGAAAATACGTTATGTAATTTATTTATGGATATTCAAGGCCCATATGCTAAATATTGCCCAGATGATAGAGTAAATTTTTTAAATTATTATTATACGGTTTATAAATTATGTGAATTGTTAAACCAGCGTCATTTTCTTCCGTATTTTCCAATGCTAAAGGACAGAGAAAAGCGAATTGAACAAGATGAGATCTGGAAAAATATTTGCGAGGAATTGGGATGGGAATATATTGCTACGATCTGATAATTATATATTTATTATTTTCAATAATTATATAATTTATTATTTAAAACCCACCCGGAAAGTGGACTAAATTGGCACCGATACCGAACCCGGCACCAGAACGAGCACTTACACCCATGCTAGGGACATATGTATCTAAAATACTAAACGTCGCCGCGGCAGTAAGAGCAATCAATGCAATTTCGTCAAACTTGAGTGATTGTTGAGGAATGGCAAAGGCGGCAATCGCAACCATTAAACCTTCCACTAAATACTTAATAGCTCTTTTAATTAACTCTTTCGCATCAATACCTAACATATTTATATTAACTATAAAGAAAAAAGATTTTATTATTAATTTATATTATTAATTTATATTATTAATATTATATTTGTTAAATTATATGTTAAAATATATTATATTATCATTTTCTAAAACTATATAACTTTGTCTATAAAACAACTTAAAATATTCTTGATAGTTATAAATTATATAGAATGACTGATAATAAAAATAGTTTTCCTCACCGTATTAATCCCGATGGAACGGTTAATAACACCTACGTGGATGTGTTAGATGAGGATAAACCGATTGCTGGACAAAAATTTTCGTGTGTTTCTTTTATTTCCCCTGAAAAAATCATTAAACAGCGTGAAATGTATAATTTCCAACAATTCCTAAAACAATGGGATATGAATAAATCTATTGAAAAGTTCAATCAATTTTTGAGTTTTGTTTCTTACAAATACAATTTGAATTTTGATAATATTTCTAAAGATTTGCAGGATTTTTGCAAGGACGAAAAAGAGAGTATTACTGCTTCTTCAGTAGAAGATGATTTTAAGAATTTTATTGATATGAATGATGAACGCTTACTAGAAGAGTTTAACAAGGAACATAAATTTCAGACGAGTGTGCGAGGACTAAAGGTGCGTGGGTCTTATCCTACCCAAGAAGAAGCCGAAATGCGGTGCAAAATGTTGCGTGAAGTTGATCCGAATCATGATGTGTATGTTGGACCGGTGGGTATGTGGATGCCGTTTCATCCGGAATCCTATAAAACCGGACGGGTTGA